CGAGCTGGCATTATACAAAGAACTGCCTTCTAAATGGCGCTAACAATGTTAAGTCACTAGCTGTTAATACTGTTGCAGCATTTAGTGATAAACCACCTGGATAACTTATTGAGTAATCTCCTACTCTCTGGCTATCAGATAGAACAAAGTTTGAAACATCTGATGAAGTCTGTCCTTTTATTTCAGCAGCTTCTTGCTGTGATGCAATAATTAATGTTGACTCGAGTATTCTTGCTGCTGACCTTTCAGTTACTGATTTAAATTGTATTGGTAACTCTGGATTACTACCAGAACCTCTTGCGTAATATCCTGCATTGTAAGTTACAGTTATATTCAAAGGTCTTGCATAAGACCATCTTGTTCCAATACGAGTAATTCTTCCATTGGAATATTTAACAAAATCTTTAGAGTTACCTTCTTCTAGTGTTGTGTCGTCTTCTACTATTGAAGTAATTGAATTAATAGGAAGGTGTGTTAAAAATATATCTTTTGTTTGGTCACCTGTAAAAGTTTCAGTATGTGATGCTTGTTCAACATCATATCCTACATACTCTTTTATAGCAGCTTCTACAAGTGGAATAATGTTATCTGTAAGATGTGATTCTAAATCTGAAGATAATGCAAATTGAACATACTGTTCTACATTTGCAGCTGTACAGAAAGCCATGAGTTAGACCTCCTGTGTTACTTGTCTTCTGATTTAGATTCTTCTACTTTGACAGATTTATTTTCTACTGGCTTTTGTGCTTTTGCTTTTGCTGGAGCAGCTTTCTTAGCAGGAGCTTTCTTTTCTTCTAAAGCACCTTGCTCTTTTAACCACTCAGTTGGGTATTCTTTACCAGCTTTAGCAATTAAATCTGCTTGAGCAAATGGTAAATCAGCAGGGGCACCTTTCCAGATTTTTCCGTCAGGTAGTCTATAAACGTTCTCTTCTAATACTGTGTACATAATAATCTATCCTACCTTACTTTCTTGGCTTCTTTGGTTTTTTACTCTTCTTCGGCTTCTTGTGGTAAGGCATTTTTCTCCTGTGTTAATTCAGGCTCCACTTTCCTGAAACTGTCAATAATCTCTTGAGACTTATCAAAGAACTCTTTATCTCTTTGTATCATCCCAAAAGGATTTAATCTTGTTCTTGGGTTTTGTTCCATCTTTTACTCCTTAATGTTTTTGGGGGCAGTACGAACCACCCCCAAAAAACAAATACTAATTACATATTTGTAATTGAGCAGAATGCGGTTGGTCTGTAAATTGCAAAACCTAAACGCATTGTCAATCTAATTGCCAATTGATTCTTCGCAAAGAAATCTGAATGGCTATCAGAAACAGCAAGGTCAACGCCTTCTCTCATAATTACTTGAGCTGCGTCTCCACCGCCGAATTTACCTACTAATACTGTTCCAGCAGCAATAACTGTTGAAGGAACAACATTAAGTCCCCATAGTTTTGGAGAAGGTGCATCACCGAATCCACCAGCAACAACAAATAATGGGTTCTTAGAACCGCTTGTTGTTATATCAGTAACTGATGTAACTAGGTCATACCAGTCTGATGGGTGCATTACGATTGCATCTGGTTCAACAAATGCATCTTTTCTGATTTCGGTAATAGCTTGGTAAATTTGACCTAACTTTCCAAGTTCCCCACCATATGGGTCACCTGTATAGTCAAATGTGTTAATTCCTGATTTTTGTAACACACCTGTCAAGTTAGGAGCTGAACCGCTACCATTGATTAATTGGTTGTCAAGATTCAATTTCATCATTGTTGATAATCTTGAATTGACATATCCTTGAATTCCAGCAACATCAGCTAACAATTCGTCAGTTACAGGTAAGAATGTAGCCATCTTTCTGATGGATTCTGTTCTTTCTGTAAATGCTAAAGCACCTTCATTAGATGTACTAATGTCAGCAGCTTCAGCAACTGCACCAGCATTGTTGGTGAATGTTGTTTCTTCTAAATACACATATGCATTTTGGTTAGTTTGAATTTGGTCAAACAATCCAATAACGCTATCTGGATTACGAAGAGCTGTCTCCAAGATTCCTGGAGCTCTAAGGCTCTCAGGAGCATATCCTGTTGTATTCAAAGTTGTTTTGAATTCAACATTGGAATCTACACCTTTTACGCCATTGTCATTGTATGCTTTATAAGCATCAGTTCCAACAAACAATTCACCGATGGATTTTACTCCAGCTTTTTGAACGTCTGCATTTGGAATAGCGTTAACAGGTGTATCATTGATTTCCATTGCTTTTTCGTTTTGAGCTTTTGCTTCTTCAATTTTTAAATCATCAACAAGTCCAGCTAGTTCAGTGTTGAGACCTTTGATTTTTTCTTTGGCCTCAGCAGAGTACTTGCCGTCTTCTTGTGAATCAAAAGCAGCTTTAAGCTCTTCACGAGATTTAGCAATTTGTTCTTTGAGTTCTTTTGGTCTACTCATTTTTTAACTTAATCTCCTGTTATATATTTTGATTATTCTTCGATTAAGTCGGCTTCCAAAGATTCTGCAATTAATGCTTGACCTTCAGCCCATAGTGCATCTGATTCTTCATCAATAATCTCTTCTTCAGTATCAGCAGAGACTTCTTCTTCGGTTTCAGCTGTAGCAGGAGCTAACTCCTCTTCAACCTCTTCCTCAGTTTCTTCCTCTTCAATTACTTCAGGTTCGATTACTTCGACTTCATCAACAGGTTCTTCTGTCACTTCAGTCTCGACTTCTTCTACATCAGAAGCTTCTTCCTCAGCAGATTCCTCTACTTCGGTTTCTAGTTCTTCTACAGCAGCAGAATCAGCAGCACCGAATTCAGTTATGAATTCATCGACTTCAGACCAGGCATCTTGTAAATCTTCCTGTACCGCTCTAAGAGCGTCAGTAGCTTTCATACCTAGTTTCCTTCCATCCTTAGCACGTAACATCGCAATGGCGGTAGCTCGTGCCATCAAGTCGTTAAATGCAGCAAGCACATCTTTGACTTGTTGTGAAAAAGAAACATTATCTTGCGTTTCTTCTTCAACACTTTCACTTACTTTGTAATAAGACTTACCTTCAGATTCAACAATTGTTATTGTCTTTCCTTCAGCTTCTGCTTCAGCTAATGCTTTTGCAGGGTCTTCATACACTTGTTCTAATACTTTTTCTGGCTTAGGTTCTACAAGATTATCTTTAGCCACTTTCATTTTTTCAGCTATTTCTCTGAGCATATCTACCCACCATTGTGGTAAGTCTGCATCTTCGTCTTTAGGAATAGCAGCAAGAATTTCTTTCATTTCTTGTGTGATATTTCCTAATGCTTCCATAGCAGCGTGTTGCTCTGTATGAGTTTTAGCTTCTTTCATGTCGTCAGCATCATCATCACCGTTTATAGCATCTTCATATTCTTCATGTGTTTTACATGGCATATAGATAGTTTTTCCATCTTCATCATGAGAATGTATACCATCGCAACCCATTTCTTTAGCTCTTTCCATAGCTTCACCTGGATTGTCAAACATATCTTTACCTACAGATGCCTTACCTTCTTTTGCAATTTCTTTTAATAACTCGTTATTAGATTTAATTGATAATGTATAAGTATCTTGATTAGCACCAACTAGTACTGGAGATACTTCAAATACAGTTAAATCTTTTAAATATCTTGCATCAACTTCTTCATTTGATTTCATATCTTTATGCTTACCAAACTCAGAATCATTGACTCTATATCCGAATGACCATTGTTGAAGGTCACCCATGTTCTTTACTAACTTGTAGGCTTCTTGTCCTGAATCTGTGTCCATGAAAAACTCACCAACAAATGTAGCTTTGTCACCATCTTCTCTAATGTAACCTTTTCCAATTGGCATATCCCATTTATGAGCCCATACCATAGGTACATCACCAGACTTGAAACCTGATTTTATTGAACCTGGGAGAACAATGTCTCCATCGGAATCTAGATTATTGAAAACAGAAAAGACAGCAGAGACTTTACCTTCGGAGTCTTCATCAAATTTAAAGTCTATATTCTTTACTTCTCTTTCTTGCATGCAAATGCTCCTCTGTAATTACAGTTATATAAGATTATTTTAAACAGGGGTGTTTGAATTTAGTGTCTTTTCTTTTGTTATATCTTTAATTACAGTTAGCTTTGATATTGGCATGGTTACACTTCTATCTGTTTTTTTGTGTTTACCATTTTCTAATATTGCCCAAACCTGCATTGTAGCTTCTTTACCATCGACTGATATTACTACACCATGTACTGTTGAAGGTGGGTCGGGGTCCTTATTTATTGACCAACTGACAGATTGACCAACTCTAACGCTTGATGCTTTCTCCCCACTTTTTTTAGATGAGAGAGGGTGTGAAGAAGGCAGCAAGTCGGTATCGTATGGTTTTCTCTTAAACTTACCAGTTCTCAATGCATGAAGGAACCCGTTTACACGTGCTATTCCCCATTGGTCAGCAGATGTTACATTACCTCTTACTGAGCCAGGGTTAGTACGATAAGCACCTACACCTCTATTGAACACAGAAACTAAAGTTCTAAGATTTGTTTTATACTTAGGACTTCCATCGTTATGTTCTTTAACCTTGTTAGTAAGTATCTTTCTGACATTAGCAGAAACCTTTGATGCAAATGCTTCATCAAGTATTTCATTTGCAACTTCTAAACTTTTCTTTCTTCTTCTACGAACTAATTCTTTTCTTTCATTAATTATTTTTTTCATAGCAGGAACGCCAATATTAGAAACACCACCCCATTTAATGTTTGCTATTGTTCCATTAAGTCTTGTATTACCTTGATGTCTTCCCATGTATCGTTCTCTTCTACGAACCCAGCTAAGAACTGCTTCACTTCTATCGCCAGCTTTATATTTAGCCCAGTTTCTGTAAGCATCATTACCTGTAAAAGATGTTGGAGGATTACCACCGTTACCAGCTAATCTCCAAATCTCAGGCCAGTTCTCTTTTAAATCTTTTGCATAAGCAAATGGAAACTCTTTGTATTTAGAATTAGATATTCTTACTGCTCTATCATCTCCAGGGCTAGGAAAGTTTGTTCTATCTTTTTTTGGTTTTTCTTTCTTCTCACTACGCCATGAATCAGAATCAATCTCTTCCAATGCTTCAGCTTCTTCTGTAGAAACTTTTATTTCTTCCATTTCTGCTAAAGCTTTTTTCATACTTGCTAAAAACTTTTCAGCTTCAGCTCTTGTTTTAAAACATTTAATTACTTCATTGTCATAATGACTCACTACACAAAATGCACCGTTAGGCATTTCAGCAATATATTTATCTTCTGATATTCTTTGTGGTGATTCAACAACGTCTTGTCTTGTAGACTCTGGTGGCAATGCAACAGAACCTAGTAAAGCTTTTCCTTCATCTGGAGAAAATCTATCTCTTTCTAATAATGGTTGTCCATCTTCAGTAATCTGTACTGTATTAAGAGGTCTTAAATAAATATCATGTCTGTCGTCTGCTTCAAGTCCTACAACTTTTCTAGCTTCACCAATAGTTATCCAGCCACCTTGAACACCAGTGTTTACTCTCTTGTAAAGTTCATCCATATCTTCTGATAATGCTCTTACTTTTGTGTAATCAAATTCGCAAACACCACCATCAGTTATTCCATAATCTGGTTCTAATAGTTGATGAGTTAATTCTGAAGAAACCATTTTCCATAAAGGTATGAGTTTTTGTTCTGTAAAGAACTCTCTTAATTCTCTTGTATTGTTATAAGTTGCTGAATCTAAACCAGCACCAAGACCAGCAAGAATTGCAGGAACACCCAACACAGCAGATATTCTTTCTTCTGGTAATCTTCTTAATTCTTGTAGTTTCATTTGGTCAGGTGAGAAAGAAACAATATCTACATTCATAGAACCAGACAAAACCATTGGAGCACCTCTATTAGCACCACCAAATTTTTGCTTATAAGATTCTGATATAGCTTCGGCTTCTTCTCTTGTTGGACCTCCAAGAGAATCGTTACGTGGAGAAAGAACAACACCTGGTACAGCCATATTGTGCAATAAGGCAGCTGACCATTGTCCTGCTGATTCATCACCTAGTATTTCTCTCAACACACCTTTAAGGGGAGCATGTCCTCTTCGATGGTCGTTAGGGTCTATTCCTTGTCGGATATGTACTATGTCATCTACTGGAATCTTTAAATTTTCTCCACCTTTACCATTCTGATAATATTCATAATGTGTAATTAGTTCGTTTTCGTTTCCCCTTACCTCAACTAAGTTAGGCATAATAGGAACAAGTTGTACTACTTTACCACTTGAGTTTCTGTTTTTATAAAGAAAAGCATCTCCGATTGTATTTATTGCTAAAACTATATAGTGAGATAAAAGACCAGCAGACATAAAAGGATTAGGTCTCTTGTATAAATTAGTTATAGGATGATTTGTCTGTACATCTCTATTACCAAAACTATCTGTCTTAACAACTTGCAATGTTGGTTCTGAAAATGCTGTAGATAAAACATTTAAACAAGCAATAACTGCGGAGTTAGCAGAGCCATCGCCTATTTCTCTTAGCTTATCTGATTCCCAGAATCCTGCTGTAGTATTGTATCCATATACAGACAAATCAGTACCATAAGTTTGGTTATAATTCGCTGCAGTTTTGCTTCCGATGTCCCTACCTGTTAAGGCATCGAAGGCTTTTTGAAATCTATTTCTTTCTGCCATTTATTAATACGCTTCCCAGACGCGTTTTTTTTGCATCTCTTGAGCTCCAAGTGCCATAGCGTCTACCATGTCATCATGCGAACCTAGCGGAAATGCAAGGAGCTCACGCTCTAGGTTCGGTAGCCATGGTGCTTCCGCTTTTAAAAGTACATCTCCAGACTCCATCCTAGCCGATAAAGGTAAAGCTTTGGTTATTTTATCCTTATCTGCTTTCATTTCTTGTACCCTATATCCCTCTCTTTGAAGCATTTGAGAAACTGTTTTAGATAAGCCGACATTCTCAATACAAACATGTGACCAGTTATATCTATCGTACATATTTCTTATTTCTGGAAATAAATCAGGTCCTTCTACTTTAATTTGTTTTACATCATTAACAAACAATGTACCATCGTTATGTTTAGCAAAATCTACTAGTGCTGTATGGTCTGAAGAAGTAGCAGTAGTTACAGCAATATCAACTGCACCAAAGTGTTGTAGTTCTAATGGGTCCCATGAACCACCACCACCTACCCATAAACCATCTTCACTTTTTTGAAAATAATTCAACCAATGAGGTTTAAATAGAGACTGACCATCTTCAACAAACTCTGCTAAATACTCTTGCGTATATATAATAGAACCAACTTCTTTCTTGGCAATTTCTAATTCGTCAGGGTCAATAGCTGGGTTGTCTAATGTAGAAAATCTAAATGTTTCCCAATTATCATCATCTTGTGCATTTTGCCATAAATCATAAAACCAATTGTTCATACCCATTGGAGTACTAATAAATAAACCTTTACCTTTTCTTTCTGTAAGTGTTGGTCTTAGAACTTCTCTCCACACTTCTGGTTTTACAAAAGCTGCTTCATCCATAACTAGAAAGTCAAGACCTTCACCTCTTAATCTTTGTGGATTATCAGCAGATTTAGCAGCAATAAAACCACCATTTTCAAAATGAACTTCCATGTTTGCAATAGAAACTTTAGGTCTTATCTTTTCGGGGAACGACATAGCTGCTGCTTCAATAGCTCTCCAACCTACACGAGCAATTGCGAATGTTGGTGCAACCCACCAAGCTCTTTTACCTTCTAAAGCATTTTCCATACACATCTGTACACCAAGACGTGTCTTACCAAATCTTCGACCAGCACAAAGAACTTTCCACCTAGCTTCAGATTCCGCTACAGTTTTCTGTGCTTCATGAAGTGCAGGGAGAACACCCTTGTATTTAACCATTACTCTTCATCGTACTCTTCCCACGTTTCAAGCAACGCAAATACTGTTTCCTCCAATCTGTCTAACTCCATAACTACTAAACCATCAGAAGTTCCATCAGGCATTGCAACAAATACAAATGGTTTGTTACTACCTATTGCTGTATTGTTAGAATCTGATTGTGCTTTAGCATTTTTAAATTTAGTCCATAAGGTCTGAACTTGCTTTCCAGCTTTTACTTCAACTCTTACTTGACCTAACCAACTTTCTTCATGTCCCATCATCGACCTGAACTTAGTATTTGGTATCTTTAATTTTTTACGAGCAAGGTTTTGTTTTCTTCTACCTTTGTTTCTATTACGACGAGCTCTTTGAGCCGCTTCACTTTTAGCTGGGTCATCAGGATTATATCTTTTTTGTCCCATAGCTACATGAAACCCTGGACCTTTCTCTCTAAGTTTTCTTGATTTGTATTCAGAATATGTTTCATCATCTCTCATGTCAAAGCCTGACATATTACCACCTAAACTTTCTTTTCTTTGCTTCACTATATTTCTTATATGAAGTGACTGATAAATCACTTGGGTCTTTTTCCCATTCTACATCAACAGGAGTTTCAAACATAACGTTTCTAGAAATTTGTCTTTGTGTAGGACTAGAACACTTAGGACAATTTATTTGAGGTTCTTCTTTAATTCCATAAGTAACTTCAAAAAGAAATTCGCAAATATCTTTAATACATTTATGTTCATATCTAGGCATAGAGTAATTATAGTAGTAATTTTGAATACGGCTATCCTATGGACAGCCGATGATGGGAGGAGGTCGGTGTGGATGCCGACATCTTTATATTACTTATTCTTAATATACCTTGTGGTATTTGACTGTCTAATAAATTTATTAAGGTAAGCATCGATGTAATCAAAAATATTTATTTCGTTTGGGATTATCATCTGTTGAACTGCTTCGTTCTTTTCAAACATAATTACAAGAGTTTCATTCTTAAGAGTTTCTTTTTTAAATCTGTAACCTGCGTATATAAAATCTTGAATCATGGTTCTATAAATATACCATAGGGGTTTGGTATTTAAATAAGATGGCCGCCTCGCAGGACGGCCTTAATCTTATGACTGAAAAGTATTCTTCCTATGAACAAGTCCATAGACGATTACGATTCTAGTATATCAACTTATGCAGATAGTCTACTTTGTTTTAAAGATTGTAATTCTTCTCCTACATCTTCAAACATCTCTGACCACATTGGTTGCCAGTAACCTACTGGTCTTAATTGGTCAAACTGTCTAGCTACTCTGACACCTTTTTGCATCAGCTTAACTCCAATATTATCCCAAACAGTTTTAGCCTTGTGAAAGTCGAACTTCTTTTCCATTGCAATCATTGTTCTGAAAGAAGCAAGAACAGGAACGAGTACTGCTTGTTGTAGTACGTATTCCATTTCTTTATCATCTTCAATGAATAGTGTTTGGTTTTTATTGTTAGACCATTTGGAAAATATAAATGGAGTATCATCTATAGTTTCGCCTGTAGCCTCACACCACATTGGATAAGAAGTTTCTTGTACATAGTCTTTGAATTTATATATAGCTTTTAGACTAGACTCAAACTTCTTGTATTCTGCTTTAGATTCCTCATAACGTGCAACAATTTTATTTTTGCCACCATAAGCCCATACTTTATTTATAGGTTTAGTTGTTAATTCAGAACCATCTGGGATTAATGAATATACAGTAGAAAGAATATCTCTAACTTTTATAGTACCTTCATCTCCTTGGAAATAGACTATTGAATCTTCATAAGGCGTATTCTTGAAACCTTTTTTAATCCATTCAAATTCTCCCTTATGGTTCAACAATGATTCATCACTGACTTGTAATGAGTTGTTGAGACCAATAGAGATATTTAGTCTTGTGCTTTCATCTGTAACACCAGTCATAATAAACACTCTAACTAGCCTATCTTCTGGAATAGAATTACTATTCTCTCTAATAGCACCATACAAGTGTCCACCATTAACAACACCATCTTTGTTTGATAGCGTAAGTGTTATTGAATTATCTTCTACTACTGCATCAGTAGCAAAGATATGTATGCCAAGTGCTGCAAACATAAATAAGTCTGGCGTCTCTTGCTCATCAGTAAGAGCTGCAACCATTTCTTTATATGATGCTTTGTCAGCTATTGGCTTTCTTGGATTTGGATTATCTGGTAATTCATCAGCTTCAGCTAAATCCTTACATTTGATATATCCATAGTATTCTTTAACATTCTTATCAGTTAAAGAAGTTAGTGTACGAATTGCCTGAATAGGCAATGTGATTTTTGCATTACGCATTTTATCCTCTTTCTTTTTTGAGATATCCTTTTGATAATCTCTCTTACCACGCAACTTTTGTTGGTGTATAAGAAATATTA